TCCATTTCTTCCTTGCGTTTTCTTTCATAAGCTTCCAGGTAAAGAGGCAGATCGCACAATTCCATTTCATTCAAAGCATAATGAGCATCCAGCCCCGCCATTATCAGAGTAGATACAATGCTGCCTATATATTCAGGGCTACCCTCGGCACTACCGAGGTCAGATACGGTTGTCTTCTTCCGAAATTGGTCTACAATCTCCATAATCCTTCCCAAATCGGAGGACATGGCACTCATGAACCGTTCATCCGCTATGACTTGCCGGAAGACTTCAAAAGTATATCCAGGCTTATCACTGGTGATGTACATGACATAAAGTAGGGATTCCATATCTTCTTTATCCGCATAATCCATTTGAGAAAAAGATTTCCCCCGCATTTGCTCCCAGCGTATGATTGCCTTTATGGTGAGACAATGGAATTTTCCCTTTAGTATCGGCTTAGGCTTAGGAGGTGCAGGTATACGGGACGGCTCCGGCTTACCACTGTATCCCGTATTCCTATAAACAGCAATAAGATATATACCATAAACCAAAACGGCTATTGTTACAGACAAAATATATTCATTCATCTTGATTATGTATTAAAAAAGGCGGCCATCATTTGACCGCCCTTGCGCATTTGTTAAACAAAACATCACTTCCCCCACATCAACCTAAAAGTTTCTTTCCCTTTAGGAGTAACCAAAAGCTGTGTACCGGCATGCCCGTTTTTCTCGAAGTCTTTCATTTCGAAATATAGCGGTGTATGCTCTGCATAAGGCTTGAGTTTCTTTTTCAAGTCACGATAAACAAATTTGTTTTCAATAAGCAAATACACGAATGCTTTTTGAGAGAGTCCTATCTGTTTTGCTGTATCACGAATATTAGTCAGCAACTTCCTTTCCACAAGATGATCAAAGTATTCCGCTTTAGGTTTCAGCATACCGTTTTCCAGTGCAAGCTGTTGACGCTTCTTCTCTTCCTCAATCCATGCCTCAGCCCGTTTAATAGGGTCGGATATCTGATATGAAGGAACGGATAGAGAGTTTAATCTCTTTTCACAGGCGATGAAATATCGTCTCGCCTCTTTCCCTTTTTCGTTTCCTTCCACCATGGACAATTCTTTCGCCATATCAATAGATAGGGCATATTCGATAAGTGGACGCCCACCCTTAGAGTTTTCCATAAAATTATGGAAAACTTGATAGTCTTGATTTTCAACGAAATCATATTTGTCAATACGTGCCTTTATCCAAGTTGAAAAGTCCTGTTTGCTTTCCAGAAATCCATGCAAATCACGTGCGTTAACCGCCCTTTTACCTGTATTCTCAGCAATAGGTATAAGTGTACCGATGTTATTAAACAGACCTGATTTCATATACGCTTCAATTTTAATTATTCCTGAGGTGGAGTAACAGGCTTAACCGGTGTCAAAGCTCCCACACCTTTAAAAGACGCACTCACAGAAACAATCTGACCGTTATCTGACTTGATGGATAGGGAAGTAATAATCACTTTTCCGGTATAATTGACCTGCTTATCGTCTTTTTCAAAAGTGCCGCCGAAGTTATCCTGATCGGATGCTTTCGCACTACCAAAGAAGAAGTCAAGAGGATCACCCGCAATCTGTTTTTCAAGTAGAGTATCAAAGCTTAAGGCACCCTCTTTGCGGGTTAAGAGCGATTCACTGGAAATGGTGAAACTCTTCTTTCCTGCCAGGGAACCGGCCCAGTCACCCATCATCTTGTTAGAGATGTCCAGTTCTTCAGTACTAATATCAAGACCTGCGCTTGATCCGAACGCTACCGGGTCCTCCCCGATAAAAAGCATAAGTTCACCTCTATGGATGTCTTTGCTTGAATCTAATTTCTTATCTGCCATAATTTTAAAATTAAAATATTACCATTCTATTAAAAAATCCATTGTCTTGGCATATTTGGAGTCAGACCGCTCCTTAATGGTCCCAACTGCCTGAATATGCATCCACGGATTGTTAAACTCACCCTCCAGTATATCCTGGATAATACCAATGATCTTGTTTGAATTGTCCATAGTGCTGCTCACCGCGCAAATATAAAAATGCATGACATTTGTAACATTCCCCATCTTACAGTCTATCGGGTCGGTCAATTCGCTATCATAATACACAGCATCGCCCGTTGTTCCCTCATCAATGTATACCGGGAATATCTTGTCATCAATCAGGGCTTTCAATTCTTCGGAATCAAGAAGGATACCGATTATTTCTTGCTCTATTTCGTAATCATGCAATTTCATACACATTTCGTTTTAACTTTTTCCACAAACTCCGCTATCCCCGTCCTGATCTCGACCATGGCCTTCTCCTTATCCAGATCATTTGTATCATTCCAAAAATAATTAGGGGTAGCCGCTCCCGTACGTCCTCCTTTCCCGCCACGCTTCCGGCTTTTATGCTTGCGCATACGCTCTACTGTTCCCAAATCGACCAGATGCGAATGGTTTCCGCCCTTTTTCCCTTTTTTAAAGCCTGCGAGCACTCCCGGTTTGTTTCTTTTAACCCGTACAGTAAATGAACGAAGCAGATTGCCGGTTTTACCTCCCGGGCCGGCACGCATCCGGTTTTTCAATCTTTCCATTCCACCTCTTTTGATAACTTCACCGCCCTTGCTCAAGCCGCTTTTTATGGCGGAATCCTTGTCTATCCCGGATAAACCTGCGGTCAAAGCATCAAGAGCCTGCTTGTTTATAATCGTGACTTCTATCAGGTTTTCTTTCATCAGTCATTTACTTTTATACAGGTTATCAGGCAGGAATTATCATGAAATTTACGGTCTATATCCAGTATTCTATAAATCTGACCATTGTAGATAATCCGAAGGTTATCCGTTATAGACTCGTCATATCTCACCCAGAAAGTAATATTCAGGTCGATAAATTCCTCCTTTGCGTTCAAGGTCACATCATTGGAGGCTTTTCGTTTACGACGCTCTGCGGGAATGTTCGTCAAGATGGGAACCGGTTCCCATTTCTTCACCCTCTGGCCGCTGTCTGAACGTACAGTTTCTGCCCTTTGAAAGGAAATCACTTCACGCGGCATCATACTTCACTACCTCCCCTGAATTTAATGAATGGAGTGATCAGGTCCTCCACAATTCCGGTATTGTAAGGACGTGCATAGGATATCTCGGAAGTGGTATCGTACAGCGTAGCCACTTTTACAATGATAGCCGTGCGCAGAGCCTCATCCAATTTCCCTTCGTCGGTCAAACAGCCTTCGTCGGTCAATGGCCTTTGCAACCTTTTTTCAAGATTGCTTTGAGCGGCTTTAATAAGTCTCGTCAGACGGTCATCATCCTTGCCGTAATCGACATAACCGGGTATTGACATCTTTACCTCTTCAAGTGTCACGTATAATTCCATGCAGTTTCATGAAAGTGGGCGGGAATGAACCCGCCCGGTTAAACTTACGCCTTAGGCGTTTTCTTTGCAACGGCGAATGCCTCCGTGCGGACGGTCAGCATATCGAAATCAGTATTCAGTACGAAGTAGATGAGGTTTTTCTTTGCTCCGGTGTAGGGATCAACAATCATGTGCATCTTACCGAACTGACCAACCAACTCGTAGTTGAAGATGCCAAAGCCGAGTACGTCGTCACCGATATACTCGGTCATGAACACCGGATAACCGTTGATCTTTCCATTCTCCAGAACCATCAAACCACTTCCGGCATCCTTCGGAGTAGCTTCCAGTTCCGCATAAGTCGTAGCAGAACATACATAAGCCGCAGTGCCGTCAAATACAACACCGGTTTTCATTACCGCCCCCTTAAGTGCTATAACATCTTTCCAGGATAATCCTGCACCGGCAGCAGTAGAAACCGCTGGAGTGGTCGCAGCCGCAACATAGCAACCGTCAGAGGCCTTGCTTGTGATCTTCGTAGTCTGAAACATCCACTTGTTTAACAGACGTTGCAGCCCCATCACCATCTGCGTACGCACAATTTCCAGCAGGGCGTTATTACTTTGGTCAATAGCACGGTTGGAAACCGGAATAGCCAGGGAAACACGCTTGGGAGAAGGCTTGATTTTTGTAATGTCAATCTTGGTGTCTGCGACCTCCGCGTTTTCGTCCTCGATAGTGGCTTCAATACCTGCAACAACGGGCAATACCCAGTCACCGACAAGACCATATTGCATTTTGCAGCCTACTTTATCCAGAATCAAACCTTTTTCCAAAGGCTGAATGATTTCACCAATAGTCAATGGGATAAGCGGTGTTACCGTAGAACTATCCTGGATAGTATCGGCACGTGTCAGAGGAACTTCGATGGTATTTCCATTCATAACACCTTCGCAACCTTCCGGCAACGAACGATTATGCACGAATGAAGCGACGGCACCGGCAAATACAGCCTCCGCCTTCATTTCCTGTTCGGGAATCTGGACACCGGCAATGGCCCTCTCCATTCTGAGTTGCAGTATTTCCTTTTCCTGAATAAGAGCGTCTTTTTCTGATACTTCGTCAGTGGTAAGACTTCTTTTCTGGGTTTCCAGCATGTCGGCCATTTCACCCAAGCGGGTGTTAATCTCTGCGATTCTGGCACGAGATTTCTTGATTTCTTTCTTGTTCATCTTTTTAAATTTTAATTAGGTTTCTCAATTCTTCTACTTCTTGCTTGTATTCAGAGGGTTCAAAAGAACTTTCTATGCTGCGTACATTGACAGCAGTACCCATATAGGCCGGACAGGCGACAATACTGAGTTCCCGGATTATGTCTATTTTATGTACTTTGCGCAGCAAAATCCCATCCGAGCGTTTCAGCCAGGTAACATTTTTTTTCTCGTCCGTCCAATACCCGAAAGAAGAGCCAAATAGGTCGCCTCTCTTCACCATTTCGACAACGTACTCGCCATCCGGAGTACCCGCAGCGGTAAAACTATAGGCTAACCCGTATCCATCCAGCCGCAGGCTGAGAGAGCCTTGTCCCTGATTGCTGCGGGCAAGCAAACGTTCAGCATTATGTTCAATCAGTGCGCGAATGTCGCTTGTACGGATCAATTCTTCCGTAATAGCTCCCGGCTCAATGATTTCAATAAAGCATTTCCGCAACACAGGATCGTACATGTACTTGCTTTCTTGTCCGATGACAACCGCATACCCTTCAATGCTTCTTTCGTTAACCAATTTCGGTGAAGCGTCACCGCCAAAACTTCTAATTTCCAGTTTTTCCATATCTACCTCTTTTACACTACTGTTTTATCCCCGTTCGTGGGTGGCACTTTATCGGAATTATTTTCATTTTTAACATTTCCATCCTTACGTTCCGCTCCAATGATAGGTTGAACGTTACAACTGATCATTGCGACATCACCACCGGGAACAGGTGCTTTCCCTGCCTTTGCCCGCAATTCGTTCACTGTAGACAACCCGTTCAGTATTTGTTTCTCGTAGAAAGTAGCGATGGTTTCCAAATCCGTCTGATAGAAGGACTCGATATCAAACCGGATGCGGTATTTGCTTGCCACCCTGCGGGGAATGAGTTTCATAAAGAACTCATTCTCGATCTGTCTTAGAATCGGCTGTAAGGTTCCGGTCATATACTGTACCTGGCTCATCTCGCTGGCCTTATAGTTCTGACTCTGACCGGCAAATGCCATATCGGGATGAACGCCATAAAAACGGCAAAGTTCAAGTACCGTAAACTTCATTATTTCCAACAATTGAATATCTGCCGGAGACATGGAAAGAGCATTGAATTTCAGTTGTCCCGGCAAATAAGTGATCGTTTCCCCGGACTGTATTTCCTGACGGAAGCGGGAAGCTGCATCCTCCAGCTGGCTTTCCTGGTATTGGACATATCCCTTCGTTGTTGAATCGGAATCCCCACTAATGAAGCCTTTATAAGTGTTTCCCGGTCGAAAATTCCGCTCACTCTGATAATTTGCACTGGCAGATATATTCATGGTACTGGCAGCGTAACGGATGGTGGAAACCCCTGTATAGCCTCCATCCAATGAAAGGTTACGCAAATGAATAATCTCATCGGGGTCCAATGTCTCATAGATGTTGTTTACTGGATCATTCACAAGATAAATATTCAGCAGCTTGTCATAACTTACACTTCCCGGTGACAATAGCACCAAGGACTGGAGTTCTCCACCCCTCCAATCCGGATAGATATAAGCATTGCCCTGATTGATCATCGTTATTACGGCATTCCGCATCATTTCAAAAGCCGACTGCCTGCCATTGGGACACAGTGACAACAGATAGTTAACAGGATTGTCCTCGTCAACCATAAACACGCCGTTCCTTTTCCGAAGCAGTTGCAATGGGAGGGAGGCAATACTTCCGCTTAAAATAGAGACACAACGGTAAACCGTTGCCAGCTTCATCGCCATTTCCGGGCCGGTCACGGCGGGAGCAGTATCCTGAAGCATCCTTTTTGTTGTGCCCGTTTCGGCCACTGTTTCAAAATAGCTCCGTTCCTTCACCGGTTCAACAACCGATTCCGGCGTTTTCTTATTCCAAAATTTCAAATTCATCGTTCGTAGTTATTATATAAATAAAAAGTCATCACCGCAGTGATCACACCGTCTATCTTCGTATTCTGGCTTCTTTTTACAGGTTTGCGATTCTCCAATTTATCTTCGTCGATTACCGCATTCCCAAA